TGAAGAAAGATCCATAACACAGGATAAGTTCTTTCCGAAAGTGCTAATGGATGGTATTAGAAAAGTAATTCCTGGCGTCAAGTTAGTGAGACATACACTCAAACATCCAAGATCCAAAGAAACAATACCTGGCCTCGGATTACAATTATCTGGTGACAAGGGAATTAGAGTGATGATTCAATATGACAAAGAAGATTCTCCAGCACCAAAAGGATTGGATAAAACTATTGTTGACATAGATCCAGAAACAGGAAAGAAAGAAGTTACCGATACAAGTCTGAGAGATGGATATGTGGTGTGGGTAAACGAAGTCGGTAAAGTATGGAGTAAGGGCGAAGTCAAATGGGTTCAATCAAAAGAGTTCAGAGATCCTAAAAAGGTTGTTCAATTTCTCAAAACCAAAGTCAAGAGAATGGCGAAGGAAGAAGTTGAGATTGATGAGAGTAAAGCATTACAAATAATAATGGCATTGGATGATGCAGGAATTAAATCCAAGAAAGTGAAAGGATCACAACAAGTTAGTGTTGCAAAAAAAGATTATAAGAAAGCACAAAATATATTACGTCCTGAAGCTGGATTGCGTCCTCTTTTGAAGGCCGAAGAAGTGGTTGTTGAACGAGAGATGACTGATGCAGAGAAAGACAAACGAGAAGAAATTGTATTGTCTCTCAAGAAGAAAACCAAAGATTTCAAAGAACGATATGGTGATAAGTGGAAAGAAGTAATGTATGCTACTGCTACTAAAATGGCCATGGGAGAAGAAAAAGATAAAAAAGAGTCCTCTTCAAAAAAGGATAAAATAAACCTCAAACCAACAATGGACGAGACAATGAAAAAGTACAAAGATTTATTAAAAGGACTAAAAGAAAAAAAGTCTACCACAGAAGATACTGATAAAGATACGCCAGGAACACAAGGTGATAATGCAGAATGGCAGAAAAAACGATCAGCAGTTTTGAAGAAATTCGGTGTTAAATCTTGTGCTGCACTTGGAACTGAAGAAGAAAAGAAGGCGTGCTACAAGGCATTAGATGATGCACACGTTGCAGACCACGAAGAAGAAGTCAAGAAGGAACAAGTAGAAGTTGATGCTCGTAAAAAAGGTTATAAAGAAGCCATAAAACGAATTGAAGCTAGACGAACTAAGGTTTCAGAAAAAGAAATTCCTGTTAAAGAAGCGGTCACATTGGGTGGAGTAGAGTATGGAGAACAGGATTTTGATCATGGTGCAAGATTGGATCATGCCGCACCGAATCTAGACATCAATATGCGTATGGCAGAATTTACAGAACAAGGATTGGAGGGCCCTTACCTTTTTAAAGGAGAGACATATTTCTTTGATCGTAAAGTAAATGGATGGTATTCATTATCATCTGAAGATTATGTGGATGATGCAACTAATGCAGAATTGGGGTATCATTACACTAGAGATGGTGGATACAAGAAACAATTTTCGTCATAATTTTTAAAGTTTAATAACAATTAGGAGATCAAAATGCCTTTATGGGGAACAGGAGCTGCCGGGTCAACAGCTATAACAAACAAACCTAAATTTTTGCCAGACGATTCAAATAGTCCTTATGATGTAACTCAAGGTTATGCCTCTAACGAAGGTTGGATGATGAGAAACGGAGCCGCAACTGGTAACGGAAATGCCGATGCTGATGATGAAATACTTGTCGCAATTGGTGGTCTTGCAGGAACATCAACATCAACTGGTCTGAAGCGTCCAACAATCACAAGAGTAAGATTCGGTGAATCTGCATATACTGGTGCAGTTGCAATTACTGTTGAAGTAACTTGGGATGAGCAAATAAAATATGTTGCTGGTACAGCAGGAACATTAGCAGTTGTTTCTACTGGAACTAACATTACTTGTACTGCAACACATATTGATGGTGTTTCGCTTGCAAATAATTTAGCAGGAAATACAGTAAGATTTTCGGGTACTACTGTTGATGAAAATGCAACATTGAGTATTGCAGATGATACTGTTCTTGGAGATCCAGATCTGAAAAGCGTTGATTCTAGTACAGCATTAAATGCTGCAAGTAAAACTATTACTGCTGCGGTGAAAACTCAATCTGGTTATGCTACAAGAGCAGTTACAGCATCATAATTATAAACTAAGGAGAACAAAATGCCTTTATGGGGAACAACTGCAACTGCAGCAACAAACAAACCTAAATTTTTGCCAAACGATGCAAATAGTGACTATGATAAAACTAAGGTCTATGCAACTCAAGCAGGTTGGGTTCGGAGAGCAGGAACTGCTGCTACTGGATGTGGAAACACAAGTGCTCAAGAAGAAGTTCTTGTCGCAATTGGAGGACTTGCAGGAGCATCTGCATCGGTTGGATTAAAACATCCAACATTAACAAATCACAGAGTCGTTACTTCTGCCGATCATGGAACTTCAAACAATATCGTATTTGAAGTTTCCTATGATGAGAAAGTAACGTATACTGCTGGAACTGCTGCAACTCTAGTACTTACAGCAGGAACAGGAACTAATGCAACTGCAACATTAACTCATGTAGATGGTTCTGCTTTGGCAGACGGAACATCTGGAAACGTGTTAAGGTTTACTGCAACAAGTAATGCTGCAACAACCTATGATCTTGCAGATGATGTTGCAATGTCAGATCCAGATTTGACTGATTCAATATCTACTACTGCTTTGGAGGCTGCATCGTACACGTTTAGTTCGGCAGTCAAATCTGCAATAGGATATTCACAGATTACTTGTGGGTAATTGAAACGTATAATTTTGTTATAAATAATTTAAGTTGATCGTCTAAGGAAATTCCTTTGGGGAGAAATGGTTCTCCCCGATCCTTAGCGGTAATTAATCTCAGGTGCTGAGTCCCAGCATCTTAAGCCTAGGAGAAAAAACAATGGCAGATAAAAAGATAACGGCATTAACATCCATCGGTACAGCAACTGCGAGAGCAGACTTGTTGCACGTTATTGATGATGTTGCAGGAACGCCGACAAACAAAAAAGTAACAATTGGTGAGTATACAAATGCTCTCCATGCACCAGTAGTAGTAAGTGCTTCGGGTGCGACACTTACCGAAGCAACTAATGCTGGTCGGGTGAATTGTGTTCCAAACGTAGCTGGAGATATAGCATATGTATTGCCTACTCCAATTGCAGGAATGACATTTGAGTTTATTAATTCACAAGGTGCAACCAGTGGATTAGCAGCTGCAGATGGTCATGATGTTCAAATTGCAACTGCAGGCACTTCAATCTTTTATGCTGGTTCGGTAATGCATCACGATACCAACGAAACTGGACAAACTTCTGCTGCGGTTTTTCCTAATGGTACTAATCACTACAGATTAAATATATTGTTACACGCCGGATTCCATATTTGGTTAACGGCAGTATCAACAACTGTTTGGGCGATTAGTGGATGGGTAGCTAGTGTAGATGCACCTACATTTACTTAATCAGTAATTGGTAGTTATTTGGGGGAATTAATTTTCCCCCAATTTCTTGAAACATAATTAAGAGTGAAAAAGTATGGATATTAAAACTATTGAAGAAAAACGTGAAGGATTGATTACCAATTATAATTCTCTTGTTGACAAGAAGGTTGAATTGGAAAAGCAATTGGAAACTACTAATAGTGAAATTCTTCAGATGAGGGGTGCGATTCTTTTGTGTAATGAATTCGTGGAAGAACAGAAAGTAGAAGATCTCACACCTACAATCAACGATTTAGATAAAGAGAAAGATGGCGGACAAAAGGATAAGTGAATTAAATGCACTTACAGCACCAGTAAAAGATGATCTGGTTTTAATTTCAGATTCATCTACAACAGAAACAAAAAAGATTACAATTCAGAATCTTTTTAAAGTTCCTTCTGCCAATACTGCAAATACTGCTGCAATTTCAAGTGCGGCCGCAGGACAAGTTGTATATGTATCAGATGGTGCGGGCGGAAGTCCTTGTCTTGCAGTATACAACGGATCTAGTTGGTTGAGGATAACTTTAGGGGCTGCAATTGCATCATCGTAACATGAGATAAGGTATGAGCCTTTTTGATGATTTGAATGAAACAAATTATATTATGTTTGCAACTAAGTACTACATTAATCCACAATGTACTTCAGTTGAAGAATTTAATGATGATTTGAATAAAATAAAATATGTCAAGAGATTGTTTAATCGGTTTCTTGAAACAGGAGAGTTGAGGGTTAATCTTATACTTAACCATTTGATTGTTATCTACAATGTGTTTGAAAACGAAGCCGCAACTCGTATGTTGTTCTTCAGAGTAGAAAAAAAGTTCTATTCTATCCTCAAACCATTTTTGATTTTTCTAAATCGTTTGCCCGATACAGTTAAGGGTATAAACGGAGAAGATTTGAATACAAAAATTATACCATTGAATGAGACAACAATTAAGGAACTAAGGAAGATAGAATAGAATGGGAATCCTCGCAGGAATTGGAAATATATATTTTGTTTATCAGTTTTTGAAGAAACTGGTAACTCCTTTTGAAAAAACAAAAGCATTTGAATTGGGAATCGTAGATGAGAAGGGTAATATTCTCAAACGAAGAAGAGATCTGAAGACACAAGACGAAAAAGATGCATATACTCTTTCAGACACTTTGATATGGAATATTAAAAAATTAATGGGGAAAATCCCAGGCGGTAAATCTAAAATCGCATCTTATGCTGCTGCACTTTTTCTTATCAAAGAAGAATCAGAGAATCCAAACGCAAATTCAGAAGAATTAGAATTACAGTTTTTTGATAACTTTGAAAAAATTTATAATGAAGATTCGGAATTTGACACAAGAACTTTAAACAATCTAGAAAAAATTCTAATAGAAGATGCGCCTACTACAGTTGCTGGTGGAATTGCAACAAGAGGGAAATCTCTTGGAGAACCACCAAATGGTATGGTCATGAAAAGATTTGCAGGAAAAGATGTATTTGCAGTTGACCCATCTTTATATCATAAATCCCGGCTTGGAAAAAAACGATATGACAGATATAAAAAATATGTTGGTGAAGACGAAATAGGAGAATATATCCGTTCATACGCAAGAAAGTATCCAAAGAAACCCATTATAGTGATGGATTCTTCTACAGGATGTATGCAATACCTTAGACATGGAAAATAGTTATGATGAAATTCAAAGAATATTTGCAAGCAGATGCAAATGATTCAATAGAACAAGTGATGAGCGGTGAGTGGATCAATAAATCTAGGTCTACATGGAAACTCACAGATAATGAAGATAGTTCGGTTGAAATACATAATAATGGTCACGATCCAGAATTGAATGGTGAATCGTGGTCGGTGCATAACAGCACATTTGCACCGAAAGCGTTTGCACATTTTATTAAACAATTCATAGAAGAAGTTAGACCAGCAGAGTTAATGTATGCCCGAACACGAATCTATCCTACAGCTTAAGTCAGAAGTTCAGACTCTTAAAATAAAAGATGAATATCGGTCTAAAGAACTTGATGGCCTCATGGTCAAGTTATCTGATACTTCTACCAAACTCAATGCACTTTCAGAAAATATTGGTAGATTGTTGGCCGCACAAGATGTCAACAGAATGACTGATAAAGAATTTCGTGAAGAGATGAAAATTCTACACACTCGTATTGGTGATCTTCAAGATAAAATGAATATGATGATTGATAAGACCGAAACACGTATGAATACTGATATAAATTCAATCTACAATAAATTAGAATCTCTAGAACGATGGAGATGGATTACCATCGGTGCTGCTACCTTTGTAGCATGGTTACTCACTCATGTAGTACCAAAATATGTGAATTAGAGATTGACTTTTTGTTATGAATGTGATATACTTACAGTATCACAATAAAACCACATCTAAAATTTATTATGCCTTCTTATATTGATACTAAGTACGTAAATCTTATATCTCTAAGACTTCCTATGTTTAAAAGGAAGAACGATGGACTGTATAACTTTCGTTGTCCATTTTGCGGAGATTCCCAAAAAAGTAAAACTAAAGCCAGAGGTTATTTCTACCAGAAACGAACCGATTTGTTCTTTCGGTGTCATAACTGTGGTCAAAGCAATACCTTCTCCAATTTCTTAAAACAATTTGATGGAGAAATATATAAAGAGTATGCATTGGAGCGATATAAGGAAGGAGTGACTGGCATAGGAACAAATACACCCAATCCAATATTCAAACACGAAAAACCAAAGTTCCATACTAAGATAGATTTACCTAAAATTTCGGAACTGGAAGATAATCATTTTGCAAAAAAATATTTGGTCAATCGTGCAATTCCTTCTCAATTTTTAAGTTACCTATATTATACAGAGGATTTTAAAAAGTTTGTCAAAGACATGACAAAGAAAGATTATGATCTGAATGAAAACGAACAAAGAATAATAATTCCTTTTTATGATGAGAATAAAAATCTTATAACATTTCAAGGACGAGCATTTATTAATACTTTGCTTCGTTACATCACGATTAAGATGGATGAAGATTCTTCTAAGATTTTTGGTCTAGATAGATTGAATTTAGAGGAACAATTTTATGTTGTTGAAGGGCCATTTGATTCTTTCTTCCTACCAAATTGCATTGCAATGGCAGGATCGGATATAAAGTTTTCATCTCATAAAGAGATAGGAAATGCAATGGATGAAGGAAGAGGAACGATGGTATTTGATAATGAACCTAGAAATAAGGAGATCATTTCCAGAATGGAAAAGGTAATAGATAAGGGTTGGAAAATCTGTATCTGGCCTCTGACAGAAAAGAAGAAAGATTTGAATGATATGTTTCTGTCTGGAATTTTCAACTTATCCGAAATAATAAATAAAAACACTTACGAAAGTCTGCTCGCAAAAACTCACCTAGCCGAATGGAGGAAAAAATGAAATCAACCAATCCCATCACTTTGCCCACACAATATCAGCAATTTATTCATCTATCACGTTATGCTAGATGGGATTACGACAAGAAACGAAGAGAAACTTGGGGAGAAACAGTCAATCGTTATTTTGATTTTTTTCAAGAACATCTTAAAGATATGTGTAAATTTGATCTAGAAAATGGAGAATTGGAAGAACTGAAAAATGAAGTAATGAGTCTCAATGTTATGCCATCTATGAGATGTTTGATGACAGCAGGAGATGCATTACGAAAAGAGAATATTGCAGGATATAATTGCTCATATGTTAAAGTAGATTCTCCAAGATCATTTGATGAGATCTTATATGTTCTTATGAACGGAACAGGAGTAGGATTTAGTGTAGAAACAAATCATGTATCACAATTACCAATAATAGCAGAAGAATTCCATCCAACAGACACAACCATTGTTGTCGCAGATTCCAAATTGGGATGGGCAAAAGCATTCAAAGAATTACTCAGTTTATTGTGGACAGGACAAATACCAAAGTGGGATTTGTCTAAAGTTCGTTCAGCAGGAAAACCACTCAAGACATTTGGTGGTCGTGCATCTGGCCCACAACCATTAGATGATTTATTTCATTTCTCAACAAACATATTTAAAGATGCAGCAGGAAGAAAACTCAGACCTATAGAAGCACATGATATTGTTTGTAAAATTGCAGAAATTGTTGTGGTAGGTGGTGTACGTAGAAGTGCTTTGATCAGTCTTTCAGATCTCAATGACAGAGAAATGAGGTTTGCAAAATCTGGTGAGTGGTGGAAAGTGGATGTCCAAAGAGCACTCGCAAACAATTCAATTAATTACAAAGAAAAACCCGATAGTGGAACTTTCATGAGGGAGTGGTTGTCTCTCTATGATTCCAAATCTGGTGAACGTGGAATATATAATGGTGAGTCTGCAATGAAGCAGGTTGCATCATTAAATGAAAGGGAAGAAGATGGCGAAGGGGGATTCGTTCTCAGAAGAGAACCTAAGTCTGATTTTGGTACAAACCCTTGCTCTGAAATCATTCTTAGAAGTAGAGAATTCTGTAACTTGTCGGAAGTCGTTGTCAGAGGATGGGACACTCCCGAATCTCTTACTAAGAAAGTTAGGGCTGCAACAATCCTTGGCACGTTTCAGTCAACCCTTACAAATTTCAAATACCTCACAAAAGAATGGGAACGTAATTGTTCAGAAGAAAGACTTTTAGGTGTCTCTTTAACAGGAATTTTAGACAATAAATTTACAAATGGAAACAAAAAAGGACTGGAAAAATTATTGGAGGAACTTAGAACAGTGGCCGTTGAAACAAACAAAGAGTGGTCTGAACGATTGGGTGTCCAACGTAGTGCAGCTATTACTTGTGTTAAGCCTAGTGGCACTGTGTCTCAGCTTGTTGATTCTGCAAGTGGAATTCATGCTCGTCATAATCCCTTTTATATTAGGACAGTAAGGGCAGATAACAAAGATCCACTTTGTAAGATGATGAAAGAAGCAGGATTTCCTAATGAACCAGATGTAACCAAACCAGAACACACTACAGTATTTTCATTTCCAATGGAAAGTCCTAAAGATGCAATTTGCAGAAAAGATATGTCTGCAATAACACAGTTACAATTGTGGAAAACTTATCAAGAACATTGGTGCGAACACAAACCATCTGTTACCATTTCGGTCAAAGAAAATGAATGGATGGGAGTAGGTGCATGGGTATGGGATAATTTTGATGCGATTAGTGGAATATCATTCTTACCTTTTAGTGATCATACCTATAGACAAGCACCCTATCAAGATTGTACAGAAGAAGATTATAAAGAATTATTAAAAGACATACCACAAGATGTGGATTGGAATATATTATCTAAATACGAACAACGAGATTATACCGCTGGTTCGCAGGAACTTGCTTGTTCGGCAGATGGCGGTTGTGAAATTGTAGACCTATAATTGGAGAGAAATGGAAGTCGAAACAGATATAGAATGTAGTAATTGTAATGCAATGTATTCCATGTCATACGATCCAGATGATATTACATCAGAAGAACACGCATTTCATTGTGCGTTTTGTGGGATATTAATGGAGCCGTATTATGACGAAGAAGAAGAATTGTAAATATGTTGCAGGAATTGATTATTCTCTAACTTCTCCTGCAATATGTGTGGCCGAAGTAATTAACAAAGAAATTAAATTTGAAGATTGTAAATTTCATTTTATAAAACAGACCAAATCACAAGATACATTTAAGATGTTCAACGCATACGAATATCCTAAATATTCATGTGAAATGGAAAGATATACAGGACTTGCAAATTGGGTCGTTGAATGTATTCGGTGGTTTAATGGGAGAGTTAGTGAGATATATCTAGAGGATTACGCATTCGCTGCAACTGGAAGAGTTTTTCATATCGCAGAAAATGTTGGAGTACTCAAATACAAACTACAGGAAGCAAGATTTAAATATGTTACAATACCACCTACAGTAATTAAGAAACACGCAACAGGAAAGGGAAATGCCAATAAAGAATTGATGTATGATACTTTTTTGTCCGAAACTCATGTTGATTTGAAAGAGGAATTGTCTCCCAAATCAACCAAAATTTCTAACCCTGTTTCTGATATTGTAGATGCATATTACATATGCAGGACAGGATTCTACTCATAGGAGCAAAATGCAATCCCCCAACTTGCATAGTACGTATTCGGTTGAAACAAAAGATAATAAAGTAGTAAAATATAATTTAGATGATGCATTAAATGAAGCAGTCGTTATGCAACAACGTGGTAAAGATGTGGAAGTTTGGAAAGATGGTTTCCTTGCACACAAATTTAATGGAATCCAGCAGTATAGTTTATTTTAAAAAAAACTTGACAATATATAATCAATCTGTTATAATATAATAAAGTAAGTGGAAAATTATGTTTAAATCCCTCTTTGAAAAGATCCGAAATCTATTTAAAAAAGACAAATCCCATAAAGAAGCAATGGAAGCTTTGGAAAAAGTTGAATCCCTTGATAAGATTGGAGAGCCAGAATGAGTTTAATGGTGTTTGATGATTCTAAAATAGAAAAGATTAAAAACAAGAATCAGAAACAAAAACAAAAAGAAAATCAAACCATTACAGTAAATCCACCATCTGTGAGCGAAGATGTTGTAGAAGCATCAAAGAACGCAAAGGGTGGAAG